ATACAAACAAGTATTGTCGGGTATAGCAGATTTTGTTGTTGCTCAATTTGAAAGAGAATTAACGATAGAGCAAAATAAAACAACAGCTTTAAATGAGCAATTAAATCAGAGGTTGCTGAATGAAAAGTTAAGTGCAGATGAAAGAAAAAACATTCAAAATCAAATTGCTATAAATGATGAGGCATTAAGAAAAAAACAGAATAAAATAAAAAAGAAGCAATTTAACACAAATAAAGCACTTCAAATATCTTTAGCTGTTGCAAATACAGCAGGAGCAATATTAAAGGCTTATTCATCTCAATTAACACCTTTTGACCCTTCATCTCCTGTAAGAGCAGCAGCAGCAGCTAAAATAGCTGGAGCAGTAGGAGCTTTGCAAATAGCTACAATAGCATCATCTAAATTTCAACCAGATTCAGCAAGTACACCTATAAGAACAACGAGTGGTGGTGGTTCAGAAGGAGGTGGTGTAGGAGACAGAAGTTTCAACTTTAATTTAGTAGGTAATACCTTAGGTAATCAGATAACAGATGCTATTCAAGGGCAGTTTGACCAACCTTTAAAAGCGTATGTTGTATCAAGAGATATTACAAGCCAACAAGCATTAGATGCTAACATTAAAGGTACTGCATCATTCTAAATTAAAACAATTTATAGATTTTAAGTTAACATATTATAAAAGAATAACAAATGAAAGATTTGGACATTATAGAATTATTCATAGATGAGACAAAAGAAGATGATGGTATTGAAGCTATCTCTTTAGTAGAGTCTCCTGCTATAGAAGAAAACTTTGTTGCATTAAGCAAACATAAAGTAGAGTTTAAAACAGTAGATTCTGAAAAAAGAATTATAGTAGGTCTTGCATTAGTACCAGACAAGCTCATATACAGACGTAGAGGAGATTATGAATACAATATAGTATTCTCTAAAGATACAGTAAGAAAAGCTTCAGAATTGTACTTAAAACGTCTTAAATTAAACAATGCTACATTAGAACACGATGACCAAATGACTACTGGTGTATCTGTAATAGAATCTTGGATAGTTGAAGACTCAGAAAAAGATAAAACTGCTTTATATGGTTTAAATGCTGTAGAAGGTGCTTGGGCAGTAACTATGAAGATAGATAACGAAGAAGTATGGGAAGATGTTAAACAAGGAAAGTATTTAGGTTTAAGTATAGAAGGTATGTTTAGCGATAATGTAGATGTAGAGGAAATAGAAGCATCTGAGGTATTAGAGGAGTTAAAGAAACTGTTGTCTGAGGAAGTAGAAATGGAATCTTATAGTGATTATCCAGAGAGTGCAAGAAACAATGCTAAAAGAGCCTTAAAATGGAAAAAAGAGAATGGTAGTTCTTGTGGCACAAGTGTAGGTTGGACAAGAGCATCACAATTAGCAAGTGGAGCTGCATTAAGTCGTTCTACGATAGCTCGTATGGCATCATTTAAAAGACATCAGCAACACAAAGACGTACCTTATTCAGAAGGCTGTGGAGGTATTATGTGGGATGCTTGGGGAGGAACAAGTGGTGTTGAGTGGGCAATAAGAAAACTTAAACAAATAGATAAAGAATAGTATGTCAACAATAAAGAATACATCTTATAGGGTTAAATCTGATATTAATTCAGAAGAAGAAAGATTAAGTTATAATATAGAAGAGGGTGCTTATGTAACAACATCTGCAGGAATATGGTCTGTTTATAATGGAGAGTGGGTAAAAATATATCCTAAAGGTGGTGTTGGTAGTGGTCTTGGTTGGGCAAGATATGATGATACTAATTGGATTTCTTCTAATAAGCTACCATTATTGGATGGTGTTTCTGTTATATTGAATAATAATGCAGGAAATGTTGTTTTAAGTGATGATTCAATTAATTATTACAACAATAGTACTTATAAAGTATTGGCAGATAATGAGAATGAATTGTATATGGCTACAGTTGTATTTAAGTATTCTGCTCCTAATGCTAATCAAACATACATAAGACTTCAATTAGAAGGTGGTAATGGTACTCCTTATGAGAGATTAGGTTCTGACATACCTTTCCCTAAAGGAAACGATATAACACACGAATATCATCAAGTATTCCAATATTATGCTGATTCAAGTTTTGTAAATAATGGTTCTCAATGGAAGATAACTTCAAATGGAGGTAATGCTAATGTATGGGATATAATATTCTTTATAAGTAAAATACAAAACTAATATGTCAAAGATAGCTAAATATTGTAAGTGCTTAAATACTTACACTAATAAAGATTGTGATAAAAGGAAGTGTAAAGCACCTTATTATTGGAAACAAGGTATAGGTTCAATATACAAAGAATCAGAAGATAATTGATTAAAAATAAGACAGTAAATAAGTAAACAGTTATATTAATATAAACCAATAAGTATGAAAGCAACAGAAATCCTTAACAATGTCAAGGAACTATTAAATCTTTCTAAGGAAGAATTGAAAGCCGAAGACATCGCAGTTGAACAAGAAGTAGAATTATCTACTGAAGAAGTAACTGAAGAAGTTAAAGAGGAAGTAAAAGAAGTTGTACTTGCTGAAGAACCTAAAGAAGAGGTTGTTCTTGAAGAAGAAGCTGAAATCGAAGTAAAAGATGAAGTTTCTATGGAGGGATATGCTACTTCTGAAGAATTATCAGCACTTAAAGCAGAATTACTTTCTATGATTAAAGCGTTAATCGAAGATAAGCCAATGGGAGAAGTAAAAGAAGTTCCAGAGGAGTTATCAAAACAAGAAGAAGTTGAATTATCTGAAAATGTAGAAGAAGTTGTACATTCTCCAGAGAACTCAATCGAAGTAAAAAAGAATTTATTATCAAACTCAAACAAACCGATGTCTACTCAAGAAAGAGTAAACAGAATGTTATTTAATTAAAATTGTAAAAAATGGCTACTACTACAAGTATTACTACTACTTATGCTGGAGAATTTGCAGGGAAATATATTTCTGCTGCTCTTTTATCTGGTAACACTATTGCAAATGGAGGATTAACTATTCGTCCAAATGTAAAATTTAAAGAGGTTGTAAAAAGAATGGAATTAGATGGAATCGTAAAAGATGGTTCTTGTGATTTCGCTGATACATCAACTTTAACATTAACTGAAAGAATCCTTGAACCAAAGGAATTACAAGTTAACTTAGAATTATGTAAGAAAGATTTCCGTTCTGACTGGGAAGCAATCCAAATGGGATATTCTGCATTTGATAACTTACCTTCATCTTTCCAAGATTACTTAATCTCTTATGTTGCTGCTAAAGTAGCACAAAAGAATGAGCAAAACATTTGGAATGGTGCTGACGGAGCAGGTTCATTTGATGGTTTCTCTGCTTTATTAGCTGCTGATGCTGATTTACCAGCTGACCAAGAAGTTGCAGGAACTACAGTAACTGCTGCTAACGTTATTGATGAATTAGGAAAAGTTGTTGATGCAATTCCTTCTACATTATACGGAAGAGAAGACTTATACATCTATGTTGCTCAAAACGTATTTAGAGCTTACAAAAGAAGTTTAGGTGGATTCCAATCTGGAGGACAAGGAGCAAATGGTGTTAATGCACAAGGTAACAATCAAGACATTAGCGTACTATACTTTGATGGTGTAAAAATCTTTATGGCTAATGGTTTAGCTGATAACACTATGATTGCTACTACTAAAGATAACTTACACTTCGGTACTGGTTTATTATCAGACCACCAAGAAGTTAAGATTTTAGATATGGGAGACTTAGATGGTTCTCAAAATGTTAGAATCATAATGAGATTTACAGCTGGTGTACAGTATGGTGTTGTTGAAGATATCGTAACTTACGGAATCGTAAACTCAGCTAACTAATAATTAGCATTTAAATAAAAGAAGAAGGGTAGGTGGAATATTATCTACTTGCCCTTTTTTAATAACTAATAAATAAAATATAAAAATTATGGCTTGTGATTTTATAACAGCAGGTAGATTAGAACCTTGTAAAGATAGCGTAGGAGGTATCAATGCAGTTTATTTTGTAGATTATGGAGATATAGATTTAACTCAGGTATTATATGCTGCTGACGGAACTACTATTGAAGAAGTAGGTGCTAATGTAGCTGCTTATAAGTTTGATGTTAGAGGAAATTCTACCTACACAGAGAACATTCAATCAAGTAGAGAAAATGGAACTACTATGTTTGAGCAAGTGTTAGAGTTGACACTTAAAAAATTAACTAAAGAAGACCATAAAACAATTAAGTTATTATCTTTTGGAAGACCTCATATTGTTATAGAGGACAACAACGGAAACTTATTGTTATCTGGATTAGAATTTGGTGCTGACGTAACTGGAGGTACTGTTGTAACAGGTGGTGCTATGGGAGATATGAGTGGTTACACTTTATCTTTTACAGGTATGGAGAAAGCTCCTGCTAACTTTATAGATAGTACTATGACAAGTGCTGGTTTTGTAGTGACAGAAGGAGTATAATAGTTATTATCAATAATTAATGAACCCTGCCTTAATTGGTGGGGTTTTTTTATTAAATAAAACAAAATATTATTTTTCAGTTATCATAGTATGTTAATATTACAACCAACATCTGGAGATAAAACGATTACTATAGCACCAAGAAATAATAACTTGAGTGGAACTATTGTTTTAAAGCTTAGAAGAGATGGAGATGGAAAAGAAGAAACTATAAGTAATGCTACATTTAATAATATAGTAAACTTTACAGAAGTAACATTTCAGTCATCTATTCTTGAAGAAGATTCTACTTATTATTTAGAAATAACTAAAGATGATGAGTTATGGTATAGAGATAAGATTTATGCTACATCTCAGACAAAACAAGAGATTAAAACAGAGAAACACGAGATTGGTAATGGTACTATTTACAAACCATACAATCCAGTTGATGATAACACATATATAATATAATGAGTTCAAAAAAGAATAAATCAGAAAAAAAGGCATATCAAGATAGTATTAGGATTGTTAATATGTCTTCTTACGAAATTCCAGAGATAAAAGAAGTCCATAATAAAGAATGGGTTGCTTTTGGTAATGAGAATGATTACTTTGATAAGCTAATAGATAGATACCTTGATAGTCCTACTAATGGTAGATGTATCAATGGTATTGTTGATATGGTGTATGGTAGAGGATTAGAATCTACTAATTCTGATATATTCCCAGAGGACTACATTAGAATGAAAAAGCTACTTAGACCAAGAGAGGTTAAGAGACTTGTAAATGATTATAAGTTGTTAGGTCAAGGTGCTATGCAAGTAACTTACAACAAAGCAAAGACTAAGATACTAAAGGTGTCTCACTTTCCTATGGAGACATTAAGAGCTGAGAAAGCTACTGCTGGAAAGATTAAGGCATACTATTATCATCCTTGTTGGAAAGACTATAAAAACTCTGACAACCCTAAGAGAATACCTACATTTGGTAATGGTACTAAATCACAGATAAACGAGCTTTATGTATTTAAACCGTATAGAAGTGGCTTCTATTACTATGCTACTGTAGATTATCAAGCGTGTTTACAATATGCACAATTAGAGTCAGAGGTATCTAACTACCATATTTCGAATATAGAAAATGGGTTGCAGCCGAGTTTATTTGTGAATTTTAACAATGGTATTCCTAATGCAGAAACACAGCAAATTATAGAGAATAAAATTAATGATAAGTTCTCTGGTAGTTCAAATAGTGGTAAAGCAATTATAGCATTTAATGAATCAGCAGAAACAAAAGCTGACATAGAAGCTATACATTTACCAGATGCACACGCACAATATCAATTCTTATCTGATGAAGCAAGAGAGAAGATAATGTTAGGACACGGAATTGTATCTCCAATATTATTAGGTATAAAAGACAATACAGGTTTTGGTAACAATGCAGAAGAATTAAGAACAGCATCTGTATTAATGGATAACGTAATTATACGACCATTACAAGATGGAATTATCTATGGTTTAACAGAGATACTTGAATTTAATAAGATACACCAAGACTTATACTTTATTACACTACAACCTATAGAGTTTACAGAATTAGATAACATCTCAACTAAGATTAGAAGAGAAGAAGAAACAGGAGAGAAATTATCATCACAAGAAGATAATGACTTTTCAGATGAGGATGGAGATGATATGATAGACCAATTAGAAGGCTTAGGAGAGGTTTTAAGCGATGATTGGGAGCTTGTCTATAGTGAAGTATATGAAGAAGGAAAAGAGTCTGTTAAAATGGCTGAAATCAAGTATTCTGATAAAGCATCTAAAGAAGATGATGATATATATAAAGTAAGGTATGCATATATGCCAGTTAGAAAGTCTGCTGGTAGTAGAAACTTTTGCAAGAAGATGGAAGTTTTAACAGACCAAAAGATTGTATTTAGAAAGGAAGATATTAATATGATGTCTTTTAGAGGGGTAAATAAAGAGTTAGGACATAAGGGTAGAAACTATAGTTTACTAAAGTACAAAGGTGGAAAGAATTGTCATCATTACTGGGAATTACAAGTTTACAAGAAATCAAGTGGTAGAAAGGTTGATGCTGATGTAGCTTACGATAATGGATTAAATGAGCCTAAGAATCCTTCTGAGATGACTCAAAGGATGATAGACAGAGCAGATAAGGGTGCTTACAGAAGTACCTTGAATAAAATTAAACAATTAATAGGTTTATAGATGAAAGCACTATTCATAACAGTAAAGGACTTAAAAGCAAATTCAATAATAAGTGGGAACACAGATGCTGATAAACTAATTCATTTTATTGATGTAGCACAAGATATTCATATACAAAACTATTTAGGTGGTAAGCTTTATGATAAGATGCAATCTTTAGTAATATCTGGAGACATAGATTTACCTGCTAATTCTGATTACAAACTATTAAGAGACGATTATATCAAGTCAATGTTAATCTGGTACACTCAGTTAGAATACTTCCCTTTTTCTATGTTTAAAGTAGATAATGGAGGTGTATCTAAGCATAGAGGAGAGGAATCTGATTTTGTTAACTTTTCAGATGTAGATAGAATGATGAGTAAGATAAGTGATAGGGCTGAGTTTTACACAAGAAGGTTCTTAGATTACATTTGTTTTAATAGTGTTAAGTACCCAGAATACACAAATAATCAAAATGGAGATATGTATCCAGATAGAGACGTAGATTCTTTTTCAAGTTGGGTTTTATAATGGAGGGTAAAAAAAAACAATATAAGACAAAAAAGGTTAACATAATAAAGTTAGCTGAATTCTATAATAAGGTAAATAAAAAGAAAAAGAATAATGACAAATTGGGGAAAAATATATAATACAACCTATTGGGGTATTGGAGTAATAAACAGTATTTTTTGGGGTATTGTTTACTACAATAATAAAGTAAGAAAAGATTTTGTAGAAAGAGTTGAAGCGGATGGTGGTGTTATAGAAAACTCAATGTGTATAAACGTAATAAAATAAAGATATGGCAGTAAAACCAAAATTAGCCTTAATACCAAGTGGGGTAAAAGCAAGTAAAGTATATTCTGTACTACCGAGTGATGGAGTTGGGGACTTTGACTTTTCAAGAAGTGGGAATGCCACTCGTATAAACAAAGATGGCTTAATAGAGACAGTAAGTAGTAATGTACCAAGACTAAACTATCCTTTAATTGATGGTGTTGTAAGTGGTTGTCCGAGTTTGTTGTTAGAGAATAGTTCTACAAATTTATTTACTTATTCAGAGGATTTTACACAAGGTTGGACTGAAAATAATTTATCGGTTACAAGTAATCAAGTTATTTCTCCTGATGGAACATTAAATGCAGATAAATTAGTAGAAGATAATACAAATAATTTCCACAGAGTACTTGACACTATAACTTCAAATCAAGGGACAGTGTATTCACATACTGTTTTTGCTAAAGCAGGAGAAAGAAAGTATTTAGTATTAAGAAATAATTTGATTTCTAACATCAATGCTTGTTTTGATTTAGAAGATGGGGTTGTTGTTTATAGTGGTTTTAGTGAAGCAAATATAGAATACTATGGAAATGGTTGGTATCGTTGTTTTATAAAAGAAACAGCTACAAGTACAGCAGGAAAAAGTTTTAGTTTACTGACTTCTGATAAAGAAATATTAAATAATAATATACCAAGTTATCAAGGAGATGGAACAAGTGGATTATACATTTGGGGAGCACAAGTAGAAGCAGGTTCTTATCCAACTTCATACATACCAACAAATGGTGCAACTGTAACACGTTCAGCAGAAACTTGTAACAATTCGGGAGATGCAAATACTTTTAATGATAGCGAGGGTGTTTTGATGGCAGAGATTAGTGCGTTTCAAGAAATACCTACAACAAATGCACATATTGTATTAAGAAATTCAGCTTCAACTGATTTTAGTAACTCTATACTAATTCAACATAGAAACAATGGTGATTTAAGAATTTACGTTGATGGTTTTGCTTCACAAAACATACAATTTATTGTTACTGATATGAATTGGTTAGTAAACAATAAAATAGCAATACAGTATGATTCTATTGGTTCTAATTACAAATTGTTTTTAAATGGTACTACAAAAGCACGGTTTTCAAGTGCTGCAAATCAATCGGTGGTTGGATTAAATGATATTAGTTTTTATTGGGGTTCTGTAAGTAACCCTTTCTACGGAAACACAAAACAAATACAATACTTTGACACCTCATTAACAGATACAGATTTAGAAGAATTAACAAGTTGGACTTCATTTAACGAAATGGCACAAGCACAATTATATTCAATACAATAAGATATGGCAAATACATTAAAATTTGGTAACGGAGAGTGGGCAACTAAAGAAGGTTCTACATTAGCATACAATGATGAGAACGGAAACTTTAAGCCTTTGCCTTTTACATTCGATAGAAGCACAAGTGCTACAAGAGTAAATAAAGAGGGTTTAATAGAAGTAGTTAGTAATAACGAACCAAGAATAGACTTTTTAAATGATAGTAAAGGAGCGTTGTTGTTAGAGCCGAGTAGGACAAATAGTTTTCTTTATTCTAATCAATTTGATACTACTTGGAATTTAAATTATTTAGTTTTAACAGGTGGTCAAATAGGAATAAATGGAGATAATGATGCTTGGTTAGTAAGTGGTTTTTCAGGAACGGGAGAAAAAAGATTGAGACAAAATCCAAATTTAGTTGGAAATACGGCAATTTCAGTATATGCAAAAAAAGGTACTAATGATTTCTTATGGTTAAGAGGTGTAACAGACGGTTTTAATAAAAGAACATTTTTTAATTTATCAAATGGCACAATAGGTCAAGATGGAGCAGCGTCATCAAATATGATTGATATGGGTAATGGTTGGTATCGTTGTGAAGCTGTTTTTAATCAAAGTTCAGGTTTTGATTTTTATATAGGTTTATCTGATAGTAATGGAGCATCAACAACAAGTACAACAGGTAATATTTACATACAATATGCGCAAGCAGAACAAGGAAGCTACGCAACTTCGTACATTCCAACGCAAGGGAGTATTGGAACAAGAGTGGCTGAAACTTGTATTGATGCAGGAAATGACCAAGTATTTAATGATAGTGAAGGGGTTTTATTTGCAGAGATTAGTGCTTTGGCTGATGATGGTACTGCAAGAAGAATTTATATAAATAATTCTGATAATAGTAAAAATATGCTATTAGAATTTAGTTCAACAACAAATCAAATAAGAGCAGTTTTATTTAATGGGAGTACTCAAGCAGATTTATCAACCACAACATACAACCAAATTGATAATAATAAAATAGCTTTTAAATATAAAGCATCTAATTTTGCTTTATGGGTAGATGGGATTGAGGTTGATAGTCAAGTTGGAAGTGGAACAACATTTAATAATGGGGATTTAGAAAGAATGTTATTTTCTTATGTTTCTTCTGTTAACTTCTACGGAAACACAAAACAAATAAAGTATTTTAACGAAGCATTAACAGATGCAGAATTAGCTGCGTTAACAAAAATATAAGAGTAACAATTACACACGTTAAACGAACAAGAGTAAAAATATAATAACCAATAGTTATAACCAAAAGTTATTAAAATAATAAAATTATGATAAAAATCGCTAAATACGAATTTGATAGCAAAGAACAAGCAGAAACTAAAATAAACGCATTAGGTACTGCACAAGATGAAGATGGAAACGAATATCCAACGCATAAACATACAATAGTACATTTAGGTAATATTGTATTACAACAAGGAGAATACGATGAAGAAGGTAACGAAACAGTTGCACCTGTATTGTCTGATAAATGGCACGTAGATGTTTTATGGAAAGATTTAGAAGCTGATGAAGATGGTACTATTGACCACCCTTATGGTTGGAAATCTTACTATGTAGATATTGATGGAGATGGTGTTCATTCGTTTTTAGGATTAAGCTATAACGCACATAAGTTCTAATATGAAAGGTTGGGCAAAAGTTAAAGATTTATTTTGGTATTCAGATAGTGAGCCAAACGAGGTGCTTATTGCTTTTTGCCACGTAGTTGCTTTACCTTCTTCTATGATAATGGAATTCCATAACCCTAACCCTCTATTTATATTAGGGGGTATGGGAGCAGGATTATTTCAGCTATGGGCAGTTCTATTTAAAGGGTGTTTAAAGTATCGTTTAATAGCAGTTCAGTTAGCATCTATCATAGCAGTAATGACTGTTATTAATCTTTGTTTAGAAGGCTTAATGGAAGGTTCAAGAGTAGGTTGGATTATTATACTGATGTTTGCTTTTTGGAATACAGTAAGAGTATTCAAGGAGAAAATGGAACGAAATGTTTAAGAGAATATTAAAAATATGGAGTTATAGTGACAGTCAACCGACTGAAATTACTTTGGCTTTAGCTAATGTTTTTTTAACGCATTTAGCAATAGGATTTGAGATTGGTGGTGGTTACGTATTTAGAGCAGTAATACTTTTCAGCGGTTTATATCAGTTGTATTGTGTTTCAAAAGAAGATTTAAACTGTAGATTAAAAGCTTCGGTTTTATCTTTTTCGGTTTATTTAATTTCAACTATAATTTATATTCAATCTATTGGATTACCAACACCAACACATTATGGGTGGATAGTTCTTTGTTTTGCTTCTTTTGGTTGTATGCGAAGACTAATAATAGAAAAAATACATAGACAAAGAAATAATGGATAATATAACTCAAATTATTATAACTGTTGTAACAGTAGCAGGTTCTGCAGGTATATGGAAATTCTTGGAAGCTAAACTAAAAGCAAATTCCGAAAATAAAAAATTAGAAATTGAAAATTCAGATGGTGTGCAGTATCGGGATGACTTAAAAACAAGAGTTAGAAATTTAGAAAGTTTATTGGCAAACTCAAGTGAAGAAAAAGATAAGTTAAGAGACCAAGTATTGGAATTAGTAGCTGAAGTAAATTCATTAAGAGTAGAAGTAGATTATCTTAAAAGAGAAAATGAACGTTTAAAGAACAAATAATGCAATTAACTAAAAACTTTAGTAAATCAGAATTTGATTGTAAGTGTGGTTGTGAGATGCCACAAGAATTAATCCCTAACGTACAAAAGGTAGCAAATCAGCTACAGATAATTAGGAATAGGGTAAACGTACCAATTGAAGTTAATAGTGCTTACAGATGCTTATTTCACAATCGTAGTATAGGTTCTAAAGATACATCACAACACGTATTAGGTAAAGCTTCTGATATTACGATACAAGGTTACACACCTAAACAAGTAGCTAATTTAGTAGAAGAACTTATAGAAAGTGGAGATATATTACAAGGTGCTTTAGGAAGATACAAAACCTTTACACATTACGATATAAGAGGTAGAAAAGCAAGATGGGGTAAAAATTAAAAACTATGGAAATAAACTTAATATTTTTAGTACCTAATGCAATGTTAATCGGTTGGCAATATTATCAACCAGATAAAACATTTGATTATTCGGAACTTAACTTGTATTTATTTTTCTTTCAATTACAATTCAGATACTAATGGGTATATTTAACATCATAGGTAAGTTATTAGGAATAGGTAAAGATGCTTTAGATAATAAGGCTAAATTAAAACGTTTAAAGCAAGAACAAGACTTTGCTATAATAGAAGCTCAAACAAAGGCAAACGTTGATAGAATACTCTCTAATACAGATAGTGATAATCAAATAGATTTAATTACTGCACAACAAAAAGATAAGACATTTAAAGATGAGGTTATTACTTACTTGTTTTTAATACCTGTAGTTATTGCTACAGTAACACCATTTATTATAGCTTTTAAAGAAAGTAACTTTACTAACCTTGCAGATGATATACGTATTTCTTATGAGAATTTAGATAAATTACCTAATTGGTATAAGTATGTATTAGGTGCTATTGTTATAGATGTATTAGGTTTTAGAAGTTTTGCAAGAAAGATAGTAGACAAATATCTTAAATAGTTTACTTTTCTTTTTGATTTGTAAAAAAAAAGATATAAATTTGAATATTTTATTATTACTACTTTTATAAATATA